CGTTGGACGTAGCCGTGTTCGCGCCGATAGAAGTGATCCTCTGTTGGAACGCTTCGCCGAAAACTTGAACGTTGGCTGCTCCAACATAGATCGTGATTCCGCCGTCGAGAACCGAACGATCCAGCATGGGCTTACCTTCAGTGTCTTGGAAGAGCAGCCACTGAGCGATAGCCTTGTAGAAGTCCGTGCGGACGAGAGCCGCCGACGCCACGGTGCCGCCGCCGATGAGGTTACCCGTTGCAACCCCGAAGCGCGTGGAACCGTAGTGCAGTGCGTGGCCGTCCGGACACAGGGGGATGGATTCAAGACGATCCCAAGCCGCCGTCCCGGTAAGAATATCGAAAAAGTTTTGTTCATCGAGCAACGCGGCATTCTTACCAAGATCAGCCGCTCTCTTCATCAGAGAACGGGTTTGATCATCCTGCCGATTCGCGTAGTGCCATTTTAGCGATTCAGCCCATTCCCCGTTAGTTACTGTCCACTGCACGCCTTTGAACTTCCCTTCGTGCATCGTAGTTCCCCTCTTCCAGAGCTTCATATACGGAGCGCTCTCGAAGTAGAAGAACTTCTCTTGGAACTTGTCGGACGGAATATTACGCTCCATCGCGACATCAAGAGACTCGACGCCCGAGTACTTCTTGTCGTAAGTCTTGAGGAATTCCGTTCTCAAGCCTGCGGCAAACGCTTCACCGGCAATAACTTCTGGCATGGTTCATTTCCTTTCAAGGTACAAGTTGTTTACTTAATTACCCGCGCTGATACGTCATGCACTCCATCGGCGTGAAGAGTTTCGCATCAACGTAAGTCGTAGCGTAATAGCGTTCGACAACGCCGACTGCCTTGACGTTGCTGACTCCCGCGAGAGTCAGCGTGTTCTCGTCACTCGCGTAAACGAGATCGCCGATCTGAGGCTTACCCGTAACTCCTGCAACGGAAACGTGAACGATTGTCGGGCCGCTGGTGTCAACCGGGCACCAAACCGTCGAAGCGTCTCCCGTTACATAGTTAGTAGAAGGACGAGCAACCCCAACGAACCAATCCAGAGTTCCGGACAAGTCGTCAAGGTTCTTCAGCTGGCCTTCGATGGCAGGCGTACCAGTCGCCTTGTCAACCACGACGAGAGCGCCGTGATAGATCACTTCAGCGTTCTGCACGAGGAACGAATCGCAGTCTCCGCCGACTCCGCGAGGGCGATACGTCCAAGTGTTCGGGGCGGTAAGAGCCATTGTACATCTCCTTTTTTAATATTCCGAGGTGGGCTCGGATTACAATAAAACCTTGATTACAGTCTGACTCCTTCGCGCTTGAGGTTCAGGAGTACATACTCCTTCAGGGTAGACGTCGAATTCGTCGCCGAAATATAACGTCTGCCCATCTCCATCAGCTGACGGGCGCGAGCATGGATAGCGGGCGGCTGATCCTGAATAACTCCCATGATGTCCGCCTCGCCCGGAATAACGGAAGCGATAGGCTGAGTCGTCTGCTCAGGATCTTTCGGAGCAGCCTGAGGCAGCGAAGCCTTGACGACTTCCGTATACTTAGTAAGTGGGACTTCACCAAGCGCAGCGAACTCACGAAGGCTGGCCCGGATCGGATCGGTAATTCTAAGTCCTGCAAGGCTCTTCTCAGCCTGAGCGACGAGAGCGGTAACCTTGTCTTCCTGAGCCTTCTGCTCGATCTTGGCTTCCAGTACATCAATCTTGGCCTGCTTCGCGGCCAGCTCAACCTTATCAGATGCGCTAACCTGCTCCGCTGGCTTCTTCTCTTCCGGCTTCTGGACATCAACGAGTTCCGATTTGATATACTTCGAACATCCCTTGATGAAAGCGCGAACGTGGTTTTCTAGATTCTCTTCTGCTGAAACTCCACCGGGCGCTACTTGCATACCGGGCGCTTCAGGCGTCCCACCCGGAGCGGTTCCACCCTTCATCCCAGTCTCAGACGGCGCTACCTTCACTTCTTCCTTCTTCTCTTCTTTCTTCTCCGGAGGCGCAGGAGGCGGGGTTGGTAGAGCCGCAACGATAGGTTCCACAACCTTCGTCTCTTCCACCTTCTTGTCAGCTTCTGCCATCGTTATTCCTCCTTCAGTTGACAGTGAAGCGGCTAACCGTGGATTAAGTTTTGCAATGATATCGTAGTGAGAGGCTTCCTCCCCCAGCGTAAGCATAGGAAGCCGCCAGAACGGAGTCTCGGTAGCCATTAGCGCGAGACTTACGATCTCAGGATTTTCCCAGCTAATGCCTTCAATCGATCTGTAAACCAATTCCCCGGCCTGCATCCTCTTGAAGATAACCTCAGGAATTCTGAGCAAATTGGCGTACAGGCAATCGCGTCTCTCTCCGTTATAGTTAATTGATCCGATTTCCCAGAGTTGCAGTTTCCCGGCATAGACATCCGGCAATCCGGAGCCGTGGTGATTCTCGTGAACCGAACCGAAGTGTCCTTCCGCTTCCCTGAGATTCGCCTTGTCAATCGCAGCCTGAAGCCACTTGCGATCAATTGGCTTTACGTTAGTCGGAGACGGGAATTCGTTGGCGTGTAGCGACGTCATGATCGGGACTAATAGAACGTTATAAGTATTATCGGGATTCCGAGTCCACTTATATTTCCCGCCGCCAAGATCAGCGACAGTAAGTGGTTGCTTTGGATCTATGCTCATGGCCCCGAGTCTATCACAGTTAAAAACGAATGATACCCGTTCCAGTACTTTTTAGATAAAAAAAGAGCGGGTGAGAAACTTGATACCCACCCGCCCTTTTAACGTAATTATGAGGGGGCTCTCTTTTGTTGAGCTACATGTCTTTCGACATGGCTGGTAGTGCGCCAGCATCTCCCTCTTTTTGGAACTAAGTTCCGCTTCTACACCTTTTTTGGATCATATGTCTGTACCATTGCATCTAACGATAGCTCAGTACCAAGGACACGGCTCTTCGCGAGAATAGCCTTTTTAATCTGCCCTCCACCAGCCGGGTTAACCTTGTTGTATTCCGCGACACCCTGCACCATAGTCTGAACCGCAGCAATAGCAGGACGCGCAACCGGGAAGTAAGTACCTGCGATTCCGCCGATAATGCCCAATAGAGTAAGGAACAATCCGGAGTTATACCACTTAACTCCAGCATCCAGAGCAGCCTGCAGAGCCTTCTTGGCTTCCTGCACCTTGGCAACGGAAACCTGTATATCTGCCACGCCACCCTTGATCAGTCCCTGCAGTTCAGCGAATCTTGAAACTAGTACCGCAGGGAGAGATTCGCCCGCGTCAATCTTAGCCTTGATCGTCTTGTATTCAGCGATGTACTTCTCCAGCGTAGCCTGCACTACTTCTACCTGAGCCCCGGCAGCCAGCAGAGCGGCACTCGCCTTGTCTGCAACAGCCTGTTGCTCAGGCGTCAATGCAACCTGACATCCGAACGTGACTAGCAGCGCGGCAATGAATCCCGACATTAATTTCTTCACGACTTGTCTCCTTTTTGCTTGGGTTCCTCAGAAAGAATCTTTCGACGGATATAGTCTGCCATGGAACGATCCTCTTCCACGGCACGCGCCTTTATCTCCGTATGCTCCGATGGAGTTAAAGGCACTGTAACCTGTACCCAGTCGCGCTTGTTATATGACATCATTTTACCCCTTACAGCGAGTAAGTGGAAACAAATCCCGTATCCCGGTATGCATTATGGATAGAGGCGGGATAGTACGGGCGGACTGATCCTGAAAGTGTTAGCCTGTCTTTCTGCTCCAGATCGTACACGTCCACTTCACGCGTGCTGCACCGGCATTGAAATCCGAGAGGCGGGAATAGCGAAATCCATATGGGATCAGTCTTTGCGGCGAGAAGCCCCTGCGCGGCTAAGTGATTTGGGCGTGTGTCGGAGTCGCCTACAGCGTGGAACTCCCAAGCGGGTAATACAGCCATCGCTACTGGCGTTCGTCCCTGCGCTTGCTGCCCCTCCGAATAAGCGTGCCCGATATTCGTTCGATAGATGTTCTCTGCATATGCCCTTGTCCAATTCTCATTCTCAGAAACCACTTCCTCTATTACTTCGTCCCGTGGCTTTCCGGTTCCGAGAGCCTCAGTCAGTAACTCATGAATCTTCTTCGTTACAACAAGTTCAGCGGATTTCATAATAGCGAAGCCTTTTGTCCTGTAAACGTTCCTTATGGCTTCTGCTGTATATGCCAGAACGGGAATTTTATCTGCTAAAGCCTTCACAGCCTCCTTAAATATCGTGATCGGTAACACGTCAGATAGCTGCATGGCGAGAATCTTGTTTCTCTCCGACGCTTGAAT